TCACCCTACTGCACAGAGGTGAAGTACTGAACAGGCCTAAAGCCAGATCAGGCCACTTTGCCCTGATCGGCATTAAGCCCCTCACAGTCGGCCCCCCTGGGGTTTTGGGCCTTTCGTGGGAGGGCCTCAAAAGTGCCGATCTGGGCTGAAAATACCTGCACAAGGCCCTCTCAGACGAATCGAGGCCTCCAGGCTGCAGCCCAGGGGCAGAGCCTCCAGAGCCTCCTGAGGCCTCCTCTGAGTACCTGAACAGTGAGATCAGAAGTGGAGGCTCTCAGGGTAGGGATCGAGCATTCTCGACAGGAGCACGAGAGGACCTGCAAGCCTCTCCACTGTCCTGGAATACTGAGATCCCCTGAGGCCCTGAGCCTCACACCATTGGCTCTTGCCTGACCCGTAGACACAGAGGATCGAGGGGATCGATCCTCCTGCCCTGGGCCACTTCCGGATCCAGTTCAGAGTGTGGGTCAAGCCGTCCAGAGAGCCCTGCAGGGTCAGGAGATCCTGTCTGCCGATCGGGCTCCATTGGGGCATTTGTTGGAACACTCCCAGGGCTCCTGTCTTGGGGTTGATGGCGGTCGTAGTCCATCGGCTCTCGTGGATACCCTGAGCGATCAGGACCTCCCAGGGGATCGACTGTTCCCAGGCAATGCGATCGATCTCCTGGGAGGCTTCGCATATTGTCTGGGCATTATGCACAGGGGCAAGGAGAGCGACTACACAAATGAGGGTGGGGATCTCCATATCATGGCTCCTTTAGCTCTGAGACGTTGACGATCAGGGCCTCAGGGGCTCCTGGAGGGGCATAGGCTTGCTCTGCATACAATCGGACGATCTGTCGATCGTCTGCATAGAGCACCCCGTTGAGGCTGTCTGAGACAAGCTTGCAGACATTGTCCAGGTCTGGCCTGGATCCTCCTCCCAGGCAGAGGCCCAGAGCCCGAGCCCGATCGGGTCTCTTATAGAGGCACTTGATCCTCAGGCAGACGGGTTGCCCTGCCTCTATGAGGCCCTGCCCCTGCCTGCAGGAGAGCCCGGCCAGCGCAAGATCTCTCTCGTAGACCTGGGTCTGTTTGGGAGTGTAGGCACGTCCCTTGACCACTCTGGGACGTCCCTTGCCTCTGATCTTGGCAATGTGTCGAAACTCAAAGGATCTCACGATGCCCACCCTCCGATGTTGATCCTTTTTTGGGAGTCGACATAACGAGTATCCTCTGCCTGTCCGATCACTCTCTCCAGTCCTGATCCTCCTTTGAGGTATAGATCCCTGATCTCAGGAAAGGTCCACCTTAGGCAATGGAGGTGTCTCAGGGCCTTGCAGAAGGCCTCCCACTTGAGGGCTCTCTTCAGGTGCTTGCAGGCTCTGTTGAAGCGGTCTCCTGGGCAAGTGCAGGAGCCTCCAGGAGGCCCTCCTGGGCTCTTGTGCAGGATCGTCTGGTAGGTCTTGCCCTGGGACGTCTCAGATCGGATAAGGAGCCCTTGCTCGTAGGGTCGGATCCCTGTCAGGAGTTGAATTGATCGAGGGATCTCCAAGTGGGAGAGGCACCAATCATAAGCAGAGCCCAGGGTCAATTTGTGATCAGGGGCAAAGGGTTGCAGGCTCCAGAGCCTGCCCTCCTGGGACGTCTCTTCAACGATCTGCTCTCCGAGGGCCTTGAGGAGATAGTCTGCCCTCTCAAAGTAGTAGTGTGAGCCCTTCGATCCCCTGTAGGCCTGGACCTCAAGGCTGCAATCTGCCTTGAGGGTGTGTGCTCGGATCTTGCCTTGAGGATCTCGAACGGAGACTTGAGAGCCTGAGGGAATCAGGAGAGTGGAGCCTGGAGCCCATGGAGCCTGGATCGATCGTGTCATGATGCCTCCTGAGAATGTACCTGAACCAAACACTGAACAACCCTACCAAAGAAAAAAAGCACCCGAAAGAGAAAAGATTCTTTGACAATCATCAAAGGGCCCTGTATTTGTGATAGAGTGAGTTTGATTGATTGAAACAACAACCACAGAGACTCAGGAGGCATCATGAGCACCGCAATTCAGATTCAGAGAGTGAAGACCAGCTTGACCCTTTCCAACTTGATCCGCTGGGGCAACCTTGAGGTGGAAGAGTGGCAGTATGAACTCATGATTGATGGATTGCAGGCCGAACTCGTTGAAGTGAGCGAAGGCCTCGGCTTTTTTACTGGGTCAGACGCCCCCGTGTGGTTGATCTTTGCTCAGGAGGAGGAGAACAGGTCCACCCTGGAGGCCCTGGAGGCCCTGGAAGACCTTCCCTGGGTCCAGGAGGTCCACTGGACCATGCACAGGGTATGAGAGGCCCTGAGACCCACTTGGAGCACCTGGGTTCGATTCCCAGGGTGGGTGTTTGCTCGGGCAATGGAGCCCGAGCCTGTTGAGGAGGCATCATGAGCAATAATCTGAGACAAAAGAGGCAGGCAACCCTGAAGGCCTGGGAGGCCTGGGAGAAGTGGACTGGACAGGTCTCAAAGACATATGTCGACGGGTTTCTCGCCCTTCTTGAGGACCTTGCAGAGCAGGTCCTGGAGGCCTCTGAGGATTGTATCCTCTTGCCCAATGGGCAGAAGATCCAGAGGTTGCAGGGTGGGTGCTATTCGATCGGCTCGGATCGTTATCCGATCAACATCATTGATTGGAGTGCCTCAGGCAAGACTCTCTACTACCAGAGAGCCAAGTCTAAACGAGTGGACTGCAATGGGCAGTCCGAGTGCCAAGAGTACATCTTTGCCCCTGATCATTATAGCCGGATCCAGGTCGCAACCTGGAGGTCTCGCGACCAGTGCTACAGGGAGAGGGGATCGCGCTGGGGATCGATCTGGGTGGACGGCTATGACTGTTACAGAGACCCCAGTTTCTAAGACCCTGAGACCCACTTGGAGAGTCCTGGGTTCGATTCCCAGGGTGGGTGTTTGCTCGGGCAATGGAGCCCGAGCCTGTTGAGGAGGCATCATGAGCAAGAAGAAGAAGAAGCAAGCGTTGTTCAGGTCATATGACCTGAGGGGCAACTCCCAGGAGAGTGAGAGCCCGGCTCTCGTGTGGGGCTGGCAGAAGGTCCCACACGAGACAACTGCAGCCTGGGGAGCCCGAGCCATCGCTACTCCTGGAGGCCTGGACCTCCTGCCCGATCGGCAGAGTCTGTCCTGGAGGTCTGAGGAGGAGAGGTCCAGACTTGTGGGCCTCCTCAATGGCGGGGCCCTGGAGGCTATTCAGGAGACCTATGCCTTCCTGAGGCAGACTGGAGGCCTCCGAGACGATCAGGGAGAGGACGTGGTGCTCTACGACGGGCCAGACCTCAAGGCTATGGGCAGCACTCAGGGATCTTGTGGATATTTCTACGTTGCAGCGTGGCTCAAGGAGGCATCATGAGGATCAAACCAGCCGGAGACAAAATTGCCCGAGCCCTTGCCGAGGGGCAAGATCTGGATCTCAAATTCCATCGGTTGATCGGGGCCCTGGCTCTGACCTGGGCCCAGAGACACGGGTCCTCGATCTACTCCCTGGAGGCCTATTCTGAGGAGAGGCCTCTTGCAACCTTTGTTCGAGGGTTCAAAAATTTCCCTGAGTCCTGCCAGGAGGGTTGGGTCAGTGATGGCGCGCAAGCCTGGAGCCTCTGGACCACGAGGCTCAAGCATCATCCTGAGTCTGGACCTCTGGCCTCTGTGTCCTGGGCTCGATCCTATCTGTGGGAGACAGGAGAGACCGCCCTGCTCTATGTGGATTTCATCCAGGTCCCTACTGAGTCTAATTGGACTCCGGTTTGGGAGTCCTGCCCGTCCTGCCGGCTCTGTGGGAGTGCAGACTCAGAGGGAGAGTGGGAGGAGGGAGAGCACGCCCTGCACTGTCCCACCATTGCCCGAGCCCGAGCCCTCGGCTGGAAGGGTCCAGGAGGGACCTCGATCGGGACCCTGCAGAAAAAAAGCACATGAAGAGCAAATAATCTTTGACAATCGTCAAAGGGCCCTGTATTTGTGATAGAGTGAGTTTGATTGATTGAAACAGGGAGAGGCATCATGTTCGTTTTGATTAATACTTTCGTGGGTATCGTCATTAGTCGTCATTATACCCTGGGTGCTGCAAACAGGGCTCAGGAGGCCCTGCAGAGGGCAGTCAAAAAGCATAATAGTGGAGCTTACCTGCCCACTAAAATCGTGTTTATGAAGGATCCTCCGAAAAAGGGATCGGACTGGGAGGAGGCTGTCTTGATGGAGATCGGGATCTGGGAGATCCCGCAACATTGAGGCTTGACCCACTTGGAGAGTCCTGGGTTCGATTCCCAGGGTGGGTTTTTTCCTCGGGCAATGGAGCCCGAGGAGGACATGTGAGAGGCATCATGAGCGAAAAAAACTACACACTTCTCGTGGGGCAGGAGGCCCTCAACTGGGCCCTGGCAACGGGCTCAACTCTGAACAAGTTTGAGGACCCTGTTGAGGGAGAGGCCTTTGGTCTGGACCCTGACCGGGCCCAGGAGGTTGCACGAGAGGACGTGGGCCTCTTGTGGGGTTGGTCTGAGTGGAGGTTGGACGGAGATCTCCAGGGAGGCTCCATGAGGGAGGAGGGCTGGGAGGCTCTCTGGGCCCAGCACCTGCCCGAGCTTGAGAAGGCGTTCGAGGTTGCGGATTGTGAGAACGAGCCCGATCCTGAGGATCTCTATCTGGGCCTGCCCGAGGAGGATCGGCTCTGGACGAACGGGCATCACTTCCTTGTGATCTGTCCCTCAGGATCGATCAGTCCTCAATACGAGCCCGATCACGTTGAGGACTGCCTTGAGGAGCACGGATCTTTCTTGTCGTTTGGCGATCGACGCATCCGAACCCTTGAACACTACAGAGCCCTCGGCAGGAAGTTGCCTGCCCCTGAGGCTATCCTGGGTCTGACCTGGGCCCTGAGCCCTGCCCCTGAGGCCCCGAGCCCTGCCCCTGAGGCCCCGAGCCCTGCAGAGGGTCTCAGGATGCCCCTCCCTGGGGTCAAGCTTGCCAATGGAGGCACGGTGCTCCTGACAAGGGCAGAGGAGTCTGAGGGCTCTGGATCGATCTCGGGTCTCGTGCTGGCCTTGACCACAACTCTGAGACCTGGAGACCTCCCCGAGTTTGCGATCTGGAGATACTGCGAGACCCCCTCTAAGAGCCTGACCGTTGAGGGGTGGTATTACGGCGATCTCAGGGAGGCCCTGGAGGACTTTGAGAATCGTTAGACCCTGACCCACTTGGAGATCCTGGGTTCGATTCCCAGGGTGGGTGTTTGCTCGGTCGGGCAATGGAGCCCGAGCATTGCAGAAGAGAGGCATCATGACACACTTCAAGTTGAGCGTTGAGTTGAGGATCCCTGTGACCTTTGAGAACGAGGAAGGGGAGGAGGAGGCTACTGAGATCCCTTGTCCATCCACTCTTCTGGACTGCCTGCAGGAGTGGGCCTCTGAGGGCCTCCTGGAGTATCTCTACCTGGACTCCTGCCTGTCTGAGGAGGAGAAGGAAGAGATCAGGGGATCGGCCTCTGTGGAGACCTTGTCTTGATCGACCTCGACAAAGCGCTCTGCCTCCTCCAGGCAGACCCAACTGAGCAAGCGATCCTGCGTCGCTTGCTGATCCTGAGAAAGCTCTCCACTGCCCTGGAGGCAGGGCTGATCTCGGGGCCCTATCGACGATGCCTGGGTTGCGGGCTCTCCTGGCAACCCTGGCAGGAGGAGCCCTGCCCCGTTTGTGCCTTTGTCGTTGACTGGGTCAAGGGCTGGAGGGCCTACCACGATCGAGGCCTCACCCATGTGGGACGGTGGTGCCAGGATGCCCAGAGCCCTGCCCTGAGTCTGGGGCTGCAGTGTGCTGAATACGATCGCGAACACGGAGGAGACAAGGAGCCTGCCTCAGTGCTTGCTGCCTGGGTTGCCCTTCGATCCTGGGAGGAGAAGACATGAGCACGCTGCCCCTTTTTGGATATGTCCCGACTGAGGATCGAGCAAGGCTCAAGACTGCCCTGCAGAGGGTATTCTGGACCCTGACCTCTGGAGACTGGGTCCAGGCTCCTGACCTCCAGAAGGTTGGAGGCCTCTCGTGGGGATCCAGAGTCCGATCCCTCAGAGAGCCGAGGTTCGGCGGCATGGAGATCGAGGTCAGAGCCTCAGACCAGCCAGGGATCTACGAGTACCGGCTGCACCTGGAGAGTGTGCCCACCTGGGCCTGGATCGTCTTCAGGACGGGCAAATTTCCTCCTGTGTTCAAGCCTTCGAGGGCTGGCCTGGAGAAAAGGCTCAGTGTCGCAGGCAAGGTCCTCCCTCAGGACGTCCTGCTCTTGGCAGTAGAAATTGTCGAAGCGCTCGGAGGGCCTCAGGGCCCCGAGAACGGCTCGGAGAAGTGAAACGGTGTCAGGTATAGCCTGAGAGGCCTGGAGGCCTCAGAGGGGCAAATAAGGAGGCCAAAACATGAAAATCAAAGACTGGCTCGCTGAGAGAGGAGCCTCTCAGGCTTGGCTTGCACGTCAAGTCTCAATAAGCCCGGCTCGGCTCAACTCTTACCTGGGAGGAGGCACCAAACCCCCTGTCTGGTTTGTTCAAGCGATCCACCGACTGACAGGAGGCGCGGTGAGTCTCTTCGATTGGACCTGTCCCAGACCCTGCCCCAGACCTGCCAGCAAGGCCTCTGAGCCTGGGAGGTATCAACGCCTGCACGCGTGTGTTGATGGGACGTCCAACGAGCAGCCCGATCCTCCTCCGAGCGCATAGGACAAAAGAGAGGCCTGAGGTACTTGAGGGCCTGAGAAATCCACACCAAAACGAGGAGAAGACACACAGTGTTTGGGGTTCGAAAAAAACAAGAAAAAAACAAGAAAAAAACAAAGAGCACGTTCTATGTTTTTCTTAGAGCGCGTACGCGCGTACGTTGGACCTCTGCCTTGTTCGCACGTGCGCACGTACGCGTTGATGCCCCCCCCCTCTCCCTCTCAAGGGCAGACCAGCACCGGCTTTTTATTCAGACCCTGGAGGCAACCTGCAGCCTCCAGGGATACAGCAAACCCGAGATCTTGAGGCTCCTCAGGATCTCACACTGGACCCTCTGGAGAAGGGTCAGACAGGGATCGATCCTGCGCAGGAAGGATCGCTATTTCGTTCACTCGGGTCCTCTGACCCACAACACCAAGAGGCATCATGAAAATCACACTCAAGACCAGAAGAGGAGGCCTCTCGATCGAGGAGGCTCTGCAAAAGTCCATTGACGTCCCAGGCACTGGCCTCCAGGTCCTGGCAGGGCTCCTCCTGCAGGGGCTGCAGATCACAATCGAGCCTGACTTGCCCACCTCGGGCAAGTGGCTCTCGATCGAGGAGGCTTGTCAGGCTCTGGGCATCGTGCCCAGGACTTTGCGAAAGTACAGAGAGAAGGGCATCGTGCAGCGCAAAAAAGAGGGACGTCGCCGCTACTATCGCATCGTGGGCAACCTCTGCCCCTCCTGTGCCTTTGAGCCTGAGGAGCCTGAGGAGGAGGAGGCCTCAGAGGCAGGAATTCACCTGCCTGAGTTCGCACAATTGACCCTGCCCGAGCCCGAGCCCGAGCCCGAGCCCGAGCCCGAGCCCGAGCCCGAGCCCGAGCCCTATAATTTTCCCTGGGGCCCTTGCTTCGATCCCCAGCACCACAGCAAGGCACCACTTTCTCAGTGGGTGCTGGCCTCTCTCAGGGACTGGACGGAAGAGATGCCGAGGAAACCTGAGGCAGGCCTCTGGACGAGCAAGATCTACCTTCCCCAGGATCGTGCCCTTCTCCTCTACCTGGACCCTTCCGAACAGTTTGACCTGGAGGGCCTCAGTGGGGCGGTGCTCCTTAATCCTGACCGGTGGGGATCGATCCTCACTGGATATACCACGCTCAGAGAGCAAGGGCTTATCCATGGACACAAGGGCCCAAAATCAAAGAGGCTCAGACTGACCGAGGAGGGCCTCCGAGAGAAGGCCAGGGCACGGGCCTACTACTCCTGCAGACTTCGGCACCTGCAGGCAGGAGAGGATCTGCAGTTCGGGGCAGAAATCCAACGGCTGCAGGCCCTCCTGGAGGCAGGTCCCCTGCCTAACCCCGAGAGGCCCGATCGAGCCCTCGATAAGCTCAGTGTTGCCTTGCTCTGTTTTGCCCCGTCCAGATACCACAGAAAATTGCCTGGAGGTGTCTGCAGTGGAGTCTTGCCTCTGGCGGGTGTGGGTCTAGTCCTGGGCTGGTCTGAGACCTCTGCAAGAGGGGCACTCAATAGGCTTGAGCACAAAGGTCTCGTCCGCTGCAAGGAGCCTCAGGGCCGAAAGAGGACAAGACTGGATCGCAGGCAGTATCGCTTGACCCATGAGGGCCTCCGGAGGCTGGAATTTTTGGAGACGTCCCTCAACCTGATCGAGGAGGCCTCCAGTTGAGCCCGATCCCCTTGCCCCTAGTCCTGCCCTCTTTGGAGGCTCCTGTCTATTCGCCCTATCACCAGGAATATGAGGAGCCTCCTGGACTGCCCTGCAAGCTCTGTCAGGGACGTCCTGCCCCCGATGTCGAATTGTTCGGAAAATGGAGGAGCCTGATCCTCTGTGACGTCTGCCAGGGCAAGCAAGAGAGGGAGGACTGGCAGGCCAGACTTGCCCGAGAGAAGAGCGTTGAGAGGCTCACCGATCGAGCGATCCAGGCTGGCCTGACCTCCAGGCAGATCAAGATCAAGACTGCCCTCAAGGTCAGAGACTGGACCCGAGCAAGCGCAGAGGATCCCCTGCCCTATTGCGGTGCACTCTTCTGGGGCAGGGACTGGGAGGCCTCCAGGGCTCAACTCGTCCAACTGGTCAAGTGGGCAGTCTGGCAAGGATGGTCTGCAGCCTATTTGACAGAGGGGGCTCTCCTGGAGTCCCTGAGACCCTCAGGACGGACTGCAGGCAGGAGCCTTGCAAGCTTCAACCGTTACTCTCTGATCTGCCTTGATGGGCTCGGCTCGGGCAAGGTCTCAGAATGGAGCCGGGCTCAGATCTTTGCACTTGTCGATCAGAGGTACTCTGCAGGGGCTCCTCTGGCAGTCTCCTCCTCCCATGACCTGGAGGCCCTGGAGAGGCTCTACGGTCAAGGGCTCAGGGGCAGGCTTGAGGCAATGTGCGGACCTAGAAGGATCTGCAGGATGGACTGACAAGGAGGCCTCGTGACATTTAAGATCCTCAACGGAGATTGCCGGGACGTCCTGAAGACCTACCCTGACAACCACTTTTCGGCTCTGGTCACGGACCCACCATACGGTCTGACACAGGACAGAGGGCCTGAGGACCTGAGAGCCTGCCTGAGGGCGTGGCTTGCCCTGGAGGAGCACGGGGCAGGACGGCGCGGATTTATGGGCAGGACCTGGGACGGAACAGTCCCAGGTCCTGACATCTGGCAGGAGGTCTATAGGGTCCTCAAGCCAGGGGCACATGGGGCAGTGTTTGCCTCTGATCGAACGTCTCCAGATATGGCAATCTCCTTGAGGCTGGCAGGGTTCGAGATCAGGCAGGGTCTGCAGTGGATCTATGGGAGCGGCTTCCCAAAATCGCAAAACATCGGCAAGGCGATCGATCGTGCTGCAGGGGCAGAGAGGGTCAGGCTCTCAACCCATAGATCAGGAAAAAACCGAACGTGTATGTCTGGAGACTATAAGGGAGAATACCATGTCTCCTGCCCATCAACTCCTGAGGCTCAGGTCTGGGAAGGCTATGGGACGGCTCTCAAGCCTGCCTATGAGCCGATCTGGCTCGTGAGAAAGCCCCTGCCCAGAGGCTACACCATTGCCAGGACGGCCCAGGAGCATGGGACTGCAGCCTTGAACATCGATGCCTGCAGGGTGCCTACTACTGAGGCCCCTGAGGCTATATATGCAGGAGTCTCTGGGCCTATTGGAGGAGGCGGGGCCTATGCAGGCTCTGAGCCAGAGAATCGGCCTGTCGTCCAGGGGCATCATGGGGGCAGGTGGCCTTCGAACGTGGTTTTATCCCACTTGCCAGGATGCAGGCAGGCAGGGCTCAGGGAGGTCAAGGGAGGGGCAGGATGGAGTGGTACCTCTGGGTTTGGGAAACGGGTCTATGGAAAGGGTTGGGCACCGGATGGAATATCACGACGACAGGATCGAGAGACTGTCCAGACCTGGGACTGTGAGGAGGGCTGCCCCGTCAAGGCGCTGGGTGGGCAGAGCGGCGAGAGTGCAAGCAAGCCACGAACACCCTCACAATTGCATCACAAAGGGAGTTCAACAACTTTCCAAAGGGGCAGTGAGACTTCAACTCACAACGATGGAGGCACCGCAGCCCGGTTCTTTCATCAATTCGATCCTCCCTTCCTCTACTGCGCCAAAGCCTCCAGGTCTGAGAGAGAGGCAGGTTGCGATCAGGTTGCCCCTGTAAGCGCCTCAGAGGCTACTGGAGGCAGAGCCGAGGGCTCAAGGGGCCTTGACTCCCCGAGAGCAGGAGCAAGCCGGACACAGGGCTCTGAGGGAGTGAGGAACGATCACCCGACTGTGAAACCTGCCGATCTCATGGAGTGGCTTGTCAGGCTGGTCTGTCCCACTGTGCCTGGGTTCGAGCCAGTGGTCCTCGATCCCTTCTGTGGATCTGGGTCCTCAGGGCTCGGGGCAGTGAGGGCAGGGGTTGCCTTTGTTGGAGTCGATCTCAGTCCACGCTACTGTGAGATCGCTCGGGCTCGGCTCGAATATTGCGATCCTGCGCAGGCCCTCCAGGACAGAGCCGAGGGCTCAGGGTCAAAGGATCTTTTAACAAAGGATGGACAAGGGAGACTGTTTTGACAGAAAAGCAGGTCAAAAAGACAAAGAATAAAGGAGGACGTCCCTGCAAACTCACAAGGAGAGTCCAGGATAGGATCGTCAAGGCCTTGAGCGTAGGATGCACTCAAGGGATTGCCTGCAAGGCTGCAGGGATCGGTGCGAGAACCTATCATCGTTGGATCACCCGAGGGGAGGAGGACATAGAGGCAGGCAACTCCTCCTCAGACTTCGCAGTTTTCTCTCGGGCAGTGCAGAGGGCAGAGGCCCTCTTTTTCGAGCGTTGCGCAGCCACGATCTCAGAGGCAAGCCTGGACTCTTGGCAGGCTGCAGCCTGGATGCTTGAGCGCAGGCTCAGAGACGATTATGGCAAGATGCCTCCTCCTCCCAAGGTCGATCGGCTCCTGGAGGTCGGGCTCGTGCTGTTTGACGTCAAGGAGCCGATGGGGCAAGTTGAAACAGAACATCCTAACCCTGTGCAGGTTGCAGGGTCAGGGTCGAGGGGGCAGGGCTCGGAGTGATGCCCTTTGATCCCTGCCTCCGATCTTCCACTGGTCTCTCAGGTCTCTTGTCTCCTATGGCACAGAGGATCATAACCACCCTGAGAGGCTCTCGACTGCCCCTCTCACTGGCCTGGGAGGGGCAGTTGTAGTTGGTTGCCTATGAGTAAGAGAACAGTAAATCTCCGAGCCCACACGACCTCGATCAAGGGTGCGGATTTTCTCAAAATCCATGGGCTCTTGGCTCTGGCCTATGAGGTCGGGCTTGAGTCGATCGAGACAAGGATCCACACCCTTGACCTGGATCGAGGGCTGGCAGTGGTTGAGGCTCGGGTTGCTGGGGCTCGGGGCACTTACTCGGGCCATGGTCTCGCGCACCCTGAATCTCTGTCTCGGGGCCTTCAGTCGAGCTTTGTCCAGGTGGCAGAGTCGCGAGCGATCGCCAGGGCCTTGAGGCACTTTTGCGCAATTGGAGCCCACCCTGGAGATCATTTACCAGAGAGGCAGGAATGAGGCACCGTTGCATGTGTGGAGCCCTAGACTGCAGGCATTGTTACGACCAGGACTGCCTGAGGGAGGACCTGAGGGAGGCTCAGGAGGAGGCTCAGGAGGAGGCTCAGGAGGAGGCTCAGGAGGCCCAGGAGGAGGCCCAGGAGGAGCCCGAGCCTGAAGCAAATTGCTAGAGACCTCAGAGGCTCCTACTTGGTTGCCCTCACAATTTTAGGTAATTTGAGGTCAACACGGTGAGAGCACCGACAACCACACGATCGAGGTTGATCAGAAGTGGACGTCCAGAAGAAAAAAAAGAGGATCCCTGTAAAAAGCCGAGTACACCGGGCCCAGAGGCTGATCCTTGAGGATCGAGAGACAAGATACCGGGCCTTTGTTGGCGGGATTGGCTCGGGCAAGACATACACAGGATGCCTTGACCTGATCCAGACCAGAGCCGATCGGTCTCTTGTCCTGGCACCCACGTACCCAATGTTAAAGGACGGGGCTCTGAGCCTCTTTCTGGAGTTGTTCGGGGCCCTTATACGTAAACACAACAAGGCCTTTCTCAAGACTGAGTTATTGGACGGACGAGAGATCCTCTGGAGGCCTGCAGACGTCAACAACCTGGAGAGGCTCAGGGGCATTAACGCCGGTTATCTCTGGGTGGATGAAGGGGCAAGCCTAACCCGTAAAGCCTGGAATGTAGCGATCGGCAGAATTCGCAGGACTCCAGGCCGGGCTCTGGTAACGACAACCCCGAGAGGTTTGAATAACTGGGTCCACGATGTTTTTGTGAAAGAGGCAGGGTCCTCCTCCTCCCTTGTCCAGTGTGCAACCTCTGAGAATGTGTGGCTGCCTGAGGGTTGGATTCAGTCAGTGAGAGGTCAATACACCTCTCGTTTTGCCCTGCAGGAGTTGGAGGGGCAGTTTTTGGAGGAGGATGCCCAGGGCCTCTTTGATCGGCAGTGGTTTCGGGTTGTCGAGAGTGCCCCTGAGACTCCCTCAGAGGCCTCTGTCCGGCATTGGGACCTTGCCTCAACCTCAGGCCCAGATTCAGACTGGAGTGCCTCTGCTCTCCTCTCAAGGCGTTCTGGACGCTACACTCTGACCCTGGAGAGGTACCGGCTCTCTTGGCTCAAGCCTGACCGGGCAGGCAAGTGCCTCAAGGAGACGATTGTGCAGACTGCCCTTGCCGATGGGCAGGACGTCCAGGTCTCGATCGAGGCAGTCTCAGGGTTTGAGCATTCCTTTGAAGAGATCTCTCTGGATCCTCGGCTGCAGGGTTGGAGGTTCCGGAAGGTCAAGCCCTGCAAGACTAAGGTTGCTAGGGCAATGAGGCTTGCAGCCAAAGCAGAAGCGGGGCTGGTCTGCCTTGTTCGCAACAGGGCCTCAGAGCCCTTTTTGACAGAGGCAGAGGACTTCCCGAAAAAGGGAGCCAAGAACGATATGGTCGACGCAGCCTCAGGGGCTTACAATGCTCTCAGAGGTGGCTCTGGGCTGCAGGTAGGCTCAACTCGTCCTGCCCCTGGGCACGAGTGGACTCCACAGACAAGACAGGAGAGACTCCAATGGTGAAGATCCGATTTAATGACGAGCCGACGGAGATCTATGAGGACTGCTTTGCTCTGCCTGCCTCAGAGGCTCCTCTGCCTGCCTCAGACCTCCAGAGGATCCTCTGCTACGAGCCCACCTCTGAGGACTGGGACTCTGCAGACCTGGAGGCATACACAACCCAGATCGGATCTATGGGAATTCCCTTCAGTTTTGGCAGGGTCAAGATCGAGAAAAATCCCGCGCTTGTCTTGGCTCGGGGCCTGGGTTCGGACGTGGGTGCAATGTGGGAGTTGGCCTCTTCTATGGGGATCGCCGCTCAGGCCCTCTATGACCCGATAGCCTCGATCTGCTCAAGCCCCTGGAGGCTTGAGGCTTCTCCATTGCCTGAGGTCTACGACTATGAGCACGCGAGGAGGGTACGAGCCAAGCAATACCGGTACTGCCAGCATGTCTGGGCAGAGTGGACTCGGAGAGGGCAGGATGGGCTAGGGCTCGTGGGTTATTTTCTGGACGTCCTGCGCTTCTCTTTGATCTGTGGGTTCTACCTCGGTGAGTTGACGGGGCATTTTCGATCGCTCAACCTGACCGGGCAGGCAGGCAGATACCTCCTGCCTGCGATCCCTAAGCTCAGGACTCCCTGGAGTGTCGATCGGTGGGTCTACTACCGCAACCCAGACAACATGATCGGGGTCAAGCAAAGGGCCTACCAACAGATCGACTCCAGAGGAGAAACTGGAGGGTGGGATTTTATCCCCTGGAGCAAGCTCGTGCATGTGCCCTTTCTTCCGATCTCAGGCAATCCCGACGGCACGAGCCTGCTCAGGTCCTCCTGGGCTCCTCTCAGGATGTTGCAGAAGTACCTGCAGATCGGGGCCTTGAGTGCAGAGGTTAACGGGGTTGGATATATCTGGGTTGAGCAAGATCCCCAGAATCCCCTGACAGAGGCAGACAAGCAGACTCTTGTTACCCAACTGAAGAACTATCAGGGGTCTCAGATCCCCTATTCGATCCTGCCTCCAGGAGCACATAAGATCCAGTGGATCACCCCAGGATCAACAGTGGCAAACTTCTCCTCTCAGATCTCAGACTGTGAGAGGCAGATCTCACTCGGAACGAACACTGCACACAAGCAGATCGGCTTGCAGAATCATGGCTCCTTTGCTGCAAGGAAGCAGGCAGGGGCAGAGGCTCAAGCGGGGTGGCAATTCCTTGCTCGGACCCTTGCTGCCCACTCTGTTGAGGTGGTGCTCAACAAATTTCTGAGGCTCAACTTTCCTGGCGATTCTGCCCAGGGTTTGATCTTTGTGCCAAGGGTGACAGACCTAGCGATCGAGGTCAGAGATCAACAGAGTTTCTCGTCCACCCTCCAGGGCTTGACCTCTGCAGGTCTGATTAGCCCAACCCCAGAGATCGAGAGTGCTCTTCTTGCTGCCCTGGGCCTGCCTCAGGGCTCCACAACAGAGTGAAGAAACCACTGAACAAGATCCTGAGCAGGGCCCTGAGAGGGCTCCTTGCCTACATGTGTGACCTCTGCCCACCCTGGGCAGGGCTCGGGGCCTTGTGCAGTGGTTTTCCAGGGTCTGACCCACGATCCAGGATGCCTCCTGAGGCCCTCAGATAGCCCTAGAATCGATTTGAGTTCGGCTCTGGTATGTTTCCTTGTCTTTTGGATTCAAATGGAAACACCCTCTATGAGGGGCTCCCTGGCTCACCCTACTGCACAGGAGTGAAGTACTGAACAGGCCGCAAGCCCGATCAGGCCACTTTGCCCCGATCGGGCTCGAGGCCCTCATAGCGGGGATCCATGGGGTTTTGGGCCTTTCGTGGGAGGGCCTCAAAAGTGCCGATCAGGGCTGAAAATACCTGCACAAGGCCCTCTCAGACGAATCGAGGCCTCCAGGAGGCTCTGCCCCGAGCCCTGCCCCGAGCCCTGCAGGAGGCTACTGAACACAGGAGGCCTTGCTTGCCTGCATAATCCAGATTTATACTTCAGCCTGGAGGCCTCCTCATGTCCCTAACCGTTTGCTCTTTTGCTCTGCCCTATAAGATCGCCTCAGGGCCCCAGATTGAATTCAAGCTTGCTGGCTCCTCTGCAGTCCAGGTGACGATCCCCTCTGGGACCTACTACCCAGATCACGACACCTCCGGATCCTCAAATCTGCACAAGGCGATCTGTGATGCCTTGACGTCGGCAGACTCAACGGGCTCCTGGGCCTTCTCTGAGATCGCTGGAGACTATCGGGGCAGGTGGTTGATCAAGAGGGCTCAGTCTGGAGGGGAGGAGCTTGAGTACCTCAAGAGCCTGACTGCAGAGGTAACGATGGAGGATCTGGGCTTCTCCTCGACTTCAGTCTCTCCAGACTCAGGCACTGCCACTGCAGCAACTGCAGTTCTCACACCCTCAGACAGGACTGGAGGCTCTTGGGTCCTCAACCCTTTGTCTGGGGCAGGGATCTACCTGGGAGGCCTTGAGAGGCCGCTGAGCCACTGTGTGAGCACGACCTCTCCCTCTGGAGTGACCACGATCGATCATTACGGGTCTCAGACGGTCAAGAGGATCGAGTTTTCCACTCTGCCCGCAGCCTCTGTGTATCCTTTCTTCTGTTCTGATTCTGCCTATATGGCTGCACTCGGGGCAACTGCAGGAGATCTCAACTCTGCCTTTGACACCCTCCGATCCAAATGGGCAAGCCTGGACACCTCGATCGGCTCTGCCCGGTTTTATCCAGACATTTCTGCACCCTCGGCTTATGTCTCTGTCCAACCTGGGCAGGGGCAATCCTGGCTCTCCTCCCTGGACTCGGCTGCCCAGGAGGTCTCTCGGGCTCCCTTGCTCTACGACTTGACGATCGAACTCTTCAAGGTGGCTTAGATGGGCTTGATCCACTCGATCAGAGTCGAAGGGATTGGAGATCCTGAGGCCTCGACTGCCAGCAATAAGCTCTATCGGTGGACCTACGATCGATCGGCGTTGGACGTCCCATCAACCACTGACCCTGACAGCCTCTACAAGACTGACTCTCTCCTGTTCTGGCCTTCTGAACTCTCCTCCTCTTTGGACTTCCAGCAGGGCTCAGTGAGGGGCTCCTCCCAGACCTTCAGGCTCAGGGGATCCACAGAGGTCTGGTCTTGGTTTTACCGGCTCCTGCCTGCCCGTGTTGCCTTCCTGGAGGCAGACCTCTCCTCCTCTGGGACGTCCATTACGCTGGACACCTCAGGGCTCTCGGGTCTGATCTACCTGGAGAGAGAGGCCCTCCTCCTCGGCACAGAGACATCAAGCAAGGTTTACGACTGCGATCGGGGAGTCCTGGAGACTCCAGCACGGCCCCACTCTGCAAGCCTGACCTCTGATCGAGCAATATATTCGACTCCAACCACAATTGAGGGGAGGCTCGTCCAGTTGATCGAGACCTCCCACTCTGCAGGAGCCTATGTGGAGTCGGTGTTATGGTCTGGAGTCCTGAGGAGTGTCTCAACGGAGGACGGAGGAGCCTCGATCACCTTGCAGGCAGACGATCTCCTAGCTCTGATCAGGGCTCGAAAGATCCTACAGGGCAGGGCCTCAGGTAAGGTCTCCAGGGTCTTTTGGGCAGGGCAGGTCTCAGGCTCTGTCCTGCAGGCTGCAGGGTCCTCAGGGCCCTTTGCAAGTGGCTCTCAGGCTACTGGGTCAAATGTTCGGGCTCTGGCCTTGCTCGGAGGCTCAACCTGCCTGGAGGCTCAGACCTTCCAGAGTGCCTCTGAGTCTCTGGACGTGCTTCTAGAGGTTGTTGAGGCTCCTTATGGGCAGGGCAAGAGCCTGCCCGAGAGCCCTGAGTCTGCCCTCCTGAGTCTGGATCTCGTTGAGGTGTTCACAACCCGATCGGACTCCCCGAGCAATTACGATACTACGGGGCTCAACACGTTGCCCCTGAGGCAGGACCTGGGAGAGTTGACTCTGCAACTGTTGACCTCGACTGAGAACGGGGCAGAGAAGGGCTCGAACGGGGCCTACGATACAGGGATCGAGGCCCTTGCAGGGTCAGTGCCTGAGGCCCTGATCAACACGGGCAAGATCCTCCAGTGGGGATCCGATCTCGGGTTTGTCCTGGAGGCCTTGTTTCTCGGGCTCAAGGCAGAGCCTGAGGCCCTGGATCGGCTCCTCCAGAGCCTGCACAAGGCCTCTCTGTCAATCCTCTGTCAATCCAGGTCAGGCAAGATCTACGTTGCCCGGCTCACCGATCTGGAGGACTACGGGGCAGGCTCAACCCTGGACCCAGAGAACATTCTCTCAGTGGGGATCCCTCAGGATCGCAACCTGCCAGAGGCTCTCGATCGATCTGAGGTGACTTTTAACCACCGTCCTGGGCTGCAGCCTGATCAGGTCAAGATCTCAGACTCGATCAAATACTCCAGGCAAGCTCTCGGGGAGTCCGATCTCTTTGCTGCAGATCTGGGAGGAGTCCGATCGGGCTCTCTTGCCCAGTCGATTGCTCAGTCAATTATTCAGAGATTCCATGAGCCGATCCCTCAGATCAGCCTCAAGACAAATCGGCTTGAGATCCATGAACTCGGGGCAGTCCTGAGCCTGACAGAGGATCACCTCTTCAACGCCGATGGAACCCGAGGAGGGACAGTCCACAAGTTACTCGTGGTCTCCAGGCAGGAGGTGTTCAACTCTGATCGGCACGAGTTGAGCTATGGGTTGCTCGACGTTGGACTGATCCACAACAGAGATGGCTGGATAGCTCCCTCGGCTCAGGTTGCCTCCTCCTCAGGGGCAGACCTGACATGTGAGAGCAACGTGTTTACTGCCTCCTACTCCGACTCTCCAGAGGACCCCCTGGGCACTGGATCCTCTCGGGTGGACGTGGATGGTTTTTCGGCTGGAGATGTCCTGGATCTGGTAGACTCTGCAGGGACCTTCAAGGAGCAATTGATCGTGGAATCGATCACGAGAGGATCGAACATGATCACAACCACAACCACACCCACAACAACACCGGCTGCAGGAGACATCCTGAGGCCCTCGAAATACTCGGAGGCAACCACGTCCCAGAGGCATTCCTGGATCTTTGTTGCAGGGTCCTCTGAATTGATGCCAGATGCCTCGAAACCCTACACTTACAGAGCCTGAGAGGAGCCCATGGCAGACTTCCAAAAAATGGACTCCGACTCAGTCTCCTCCTCCGACTCCAGTCCTTTGGACTCCTGGGCTCTCAAGACAGAGGCGGAAAATATCAGGGCAGCCTCAGAGGCCCGACCGCGCAGGACGTCCACTGCCTATCCAGAGGACTGCAGGCAAACTTTTTCGGCTGCGGTTCCGATGGCTCTGCCTCTTTGTGTCTGGCCTGTAGGTCCTCGGCTCTCAAGCCTCCAGGTGAAGCTCAGAGGCCTTTGTTCTGCCTCCTCGTCTGTTGCTGCCCTCAAGGTCAGGCTCTGCCTACAGGAGGCCTCTGGGAGGCTCCACGACACCAGCGCCGATACAACCTTGACTGCCTCCTCAGACGTCCAGACTCCAACCCTGTCGATCGACTGCAGACAGGTCCAGGGCTCAGTGGTTGTGGTGTGGCTCGTGGTCCAGTCTCTGGACATAGCAACCGTGAGCACCGGCGCAGTAGTGGGTTTTTCGGGCAATGGGCTCACCGTTGACATTGGCAGCACATTGCAGGCTCTGATCATTGCAGGGAGGCACTATCGGCTCGGGTTCCAGGAGAACCCCTCAGGGTCTAACCCAGATGACGGAGGAGGCTACCCTGGATCGGTCCACATGATCTACAATTCTGCCTCCTCCTCATGGTGGGTTTTTCCTCAAGCCTCCGAGTATTTGAGGATCGCTTATTCGAACTGGTTTGCTGCCCTGATCGAGATCGGAAGATTCACACTCTATGGGTGGAGCCTTCTGGAGTCTCATGAGGACCTGCCAGACCTCAGGCAAGCGCTGAACTCTGCCAAGATTCCCAGAGCCCTGACCCTGCGATCGAACTATCAAAGAGGGTTCGATCTGGCCTCCGAGAGGACCTCAGTAATTCAGGCTTCAGGGAGTCCAGACTACTCCTCTGCGCTCACAAAATATCGCCCGATCTGGCCTGTTCTGACCTATAAGGAGAGCACATCCCAGATTGCAGGGGCTTGCCTGTGTTCGGCTCTGCCTGCCATCAAGATCAACTCAGAGGCCGTCTCCTATCGTCGAAGATACAGAGCCTGGGTCCTCCTCCTGGCGTTGAACAATCAATTCGAGGAGGCAGAGTTTGAGATCTCCTTTGAGGTCAATCTCCATTCCTTTGGTTCAGGAGCCTGGACCACAGACTCTGAGACTCCGAGCCTGACCGGTCAGACCTCGATCCCTGTTGACCCCCTGCCCTGCTACCAGAGCCGGACACCTGAGGGAGAGAGCGCCGATCTGATCTGGCTCGTGAGTCCGCACCATCTCCAGGGGCTTTTTTCCTTTGGAGATCTCAGACGATCCACCACTGGGTTGAGCCTTGCCGAGTTCAGTTTTGAGGAGGCTGCAGGGTCTCAGACTGAGACCGATCGGCTCTTGACCCTGGGCATCTCTGCCTCTGGCCTGGAGACCTCTCAGGGTGCGATCGGTGCTGGTACCTCGATCGCAGGGATCAAGATCGGGGTGCCTTGTTGGACTGTGATCCAGGACAGAGGGTTCTAAATGGCGATCGTCAACAATGCCTTTTTTCGGGTCCTCAACTCAGTGCAGGACCCTACAGGATCGACAGAGATCGCGATCGGGGCAGAGCAGGGATCGATCGGAGGTGGGGCAGTAGACGAGCAGGGCACTATCCTGGAAAACTGCAATCACCTCTACTCTGGGCTCTGTCTGTCTGTGGTATGGCAGTGTGTCTCCTGGGGCTCAGGAGCCTCTCAGAGTGCCCTTGCCGAGGACTCCAGGGCAGGAGCCCAAACGACATTTGTCGAGGTCCTCTCAGGAGTGTTCTCTGTCGGTGCTGCAAGGGACGTCTCTTGCTCGATCGACTTCCAGGGGCAGGCTCAGGTTGCAGCCTACGACCTGACCACACCCACACCCACCCTCCTGGATTCCTTCACTACCTCAAGCTCTCCCTCGGCTCAGACTCTGGAGTCTGACACACTCTCCTTGAGTGGAGAGCTTGAGATCAGGGTTGCAGTGAGCTTGAAAAAGACAGATACCTCTGACCCTGCCCTCCTCTACGGGGTCAGGCTCAGGGAGTTGCAGGGCACGTTGTAAGCTTGCCCGATCAGAATTATACTGAGCCCGAGGAGGAGGATCCACCATGCTCAACATTGCATACAATGAGCCGAAAAAAATCACAGGGGCAACGCAACAAACCAAGTCGATCGCTACTGACTCAACCTTGGTTTTGGCAGCAAATTCTGATCGAAATTATTGCTTGATCCAGAACACCTCTGACACTGATATTTTTCTCAACTTTGCAGGGTCTGCAGCAACCGTTGCAGGAGGGTTCAAGCTCGTAGCCTCAACGGGCTCCTGGGAGTCTCCTGGGCTGGTCTCCCTGACCAGTGCGATCTATGCGATCCATGGAGGATCAGGCTCTAAAGATCTCATTGTCCTGGAGGGTTGAAAATGCCGTTCAACGCGATCACTGGAGGAGGGGCAGG